CATTAGCGAACAACCATCAGCAACTCCAGGACAAGGCGCACGTATGTGTCCTCATGGTGCAATGACTCGCATTCATGGTTTGACAGGCAAGTTTGGTCCATACAAAGGACACTTCTGCCCTGCTAAACAAGGAGACCCAACTAAGTGCACAACACAATATGTCAAGGCAGGTTCACCAGAGTTTGCTACATTCGTAGCCGACCAAACAAAGGCATAGATGAAAACATTACGCCGTAGTATAGGCAAGACAGAGGTGGGGGGAGAACCATTACCCCCACCTTTTCAAGCCTTTCAACGTGAAGGAATCATTCTGCGTAGAGCAGAAGTTACTATCATTGCTGGAACTCCAGGCGCAGGCAAGTCTAGTATTGCATTACATATCGCAGCAAGATTAAAACAACCAACATTATATTTCTCTGCTGATACTAATGCACATACTATGGCTATGCGTTTACTTGCAATGAAAGCACGGATAACACAAGCAGCAGCAGAACTTATGCTCAAGACACAGCCAGGACTAGCAGAAAAATACTTAAGAGAATTTAGTAATCTTTACTGGTCATTTGAACCTAGTCCATCATTAAAAGATTTAGATGATGAAGTATCTGCATTTGAAACTATGTGGGGCAGAAGTCCTACGCTTATAGTAGTAGATAACTTAATGGATGTAGCAACAGATGGTGGCGAAGAGTTTGCTGCTATGCGTGCAGTCATGAAAGAACTTAAGTATCTTGCAAGAGATACCAACGCATGTGTATTAGTATTACACCATACCAAAGAAGGTGCGTTTGGTAATCCATGCCAGCCACGTTCAGCATTACAGGGTATGGTTAGTCAGATACCAGCAATGGTATTAACAGTAGGACAACAGATGCAAGGACAGGATGCATACTTGTGTGTAGCCCCAGTTAAAAATCGCTATGGCAAAGCAGACTTTACTGGCAACACATATGTATCGTTATCATTTGACCCAGCATCAATGTATCTGGAAGACATCAGCCGTGATTATAATCAGACAGTATTACAAGTATAAAACAAAGGAGATTAACCATGCTCAAGCATGAAACAATTGCATTCTTGCCTAAAGATGCACAAATACCACAAGAAGTTATTGATTTAGTTAATGAAATGTTAACACTTCGTAATGGTGAAGAAACAGAAGTAGAAGTAACAGTAATCCAATGAGTAATCCAGCCAAAGCCAAAGGCTCAGGTGCCGAACGAGATGTAGTTAAGTATCTCAAGCAATGGTTTCCTTATGTAGATAGGCGACTGGCTGGTGCAACACTAGATAAAGGTGACATCAGCGGTATACCTGGAGTCACAATAGAAATTAAAAATCATGCCAAGATGAATCTTGGTGGATGGATAGAAGAATTGTTAACCGAAATGGCTAACGATAAAGCATGGACAGGCGTAGTGTGGCACAAACGGAAGGGAAGGGGAAGCCCTGCCGATTGGTATTGCACTATGCCTGGACATGTTTATGTAGATTTATTATCAAGAGCATTGATTGGTGGACATACAGATGGACAAACCAAGCATTGAGGAATATTTAAATTACATAGGCGCAGCCGTGCCCGCTATGGGCAGCGGCTGGCGCAAAATGAAGTGTCCATTCCATGACGATAGTCATGCAAGTGCAGCAGTTAACTATGATAAGAATGCATTCATATGTCATGGATGTGGAGTAAAGGGTGATACTTATTCACTCATTATGTATAAAGAAGGGGGAGATTATCGTGAGGCTATCAAATTCGCAGCGTCAGTTCTTACTACAGGCAACACAGAGATATGCCAGCAAAATAGAAATGGCAAAGGACTATCTAGAAAATCGCAGTCTATCGGTAGAAGAGGCAAACATATTTCACTTGGGAGTGGTAGACGAACCGCTCCCAGGACATGAACCATATAAAGGTAGACTTGCTATACCATACATAACACCGTCAGGTGTAGTTGATATTAGATTTCGTGGTATGCATGGCGAAGACCCTAAATATTTAGGGTTGGTAGGTAGCAAGACAACTATGTTTAATACGCAAGCATGCTTTGTTGCAGATAAATATATTTGTGTTACCGAAGGTGAGTTTGATTGCATTATGATGTCAGTTAAAACTACACATCCAACAGTAGGTATTCCAGGTGCTAACAATTGGAAGCCACATTACAACAAGATACTTGATGACTTTGATATTGTAATTGTATTAGCAGATGGTGATACAGCAGGCTTAGAGTTCGGCAAGAAAGTAAGTAGAGAGTTAGGCAATGTCAACATCATTAGTATGCCTGAGGGTGAAGACGTAAACAGTATGATAACTAAACAAGGAAGTGAGTGGATAGATGAGCGAGTCAGAGAATGTATTACCGCTGGACAATAGTTTCTGGGAGCATTGTAATCATTTAGATTTTACAGTTGGTATACCAATATCAGAAAACAAAATGATGGATGTATTGCAAGTTCTTCATGACATATATGATGCACTTGAAGACGATGTAGAAGAAGGAAAGAAATTAATTATAGCAATGGCTGCAATCTTAGTTGCATCTAAAGATGGCAAGGCTGATAAGATATGGGAAGAATTAAGCATCCAAGAAGCCATGAAAGATGTAGATAGTCACATTAAGGATATATTAAATGAAGGATAAAAAAGACGCTGAAGTCATTATAAACCGCCTACTTCAGATACTTTACAAAAAGCACGAAGACTATGGTCCTATGAATATTGCAGGCGCACCTGGTGGTCCAATGAATGGACTGCGTGTGCGTATGTATGACAAACTTGCACGACTTAATAACCTTATAGATACAGGCGACACGCCGAACTACGAATCAATTGAGGATACGCTTATAGACCTGGCTAACTACGCTATCATTGGTCTACTTGTCCAACGTGGACAATGGGAAGGCGTTACCAATGAACCGATTGTTGAAAAGGTAAATCATGGCAAAGACAGTAGTAGTCCTGAGCGACCTACAAATACCATATCACGACAAGCGAAGCGTGCAAGCAGCAATAGATTTCGTGAGGTATTATAAACCTGATGAACTATGGTGTGTAGGCGATGAACTAGATGCACCTGAACCCAGTCGTTGGAATAAAGGTATGGCTGGTGAATATGCTGACACATTGCAAGAAGGTATTGATAAGACACATGAAATTATGGCAGCATTTCGTGCTGCACTAGGTAAAAATAAAAAGTTTTACATTCAACGCAGTAATCATACTGACCGCATTGATACATACATGCGCAAGTATGCACCTGCATTCTCATCACTTAAATCATTAGAAATTGAAACACTACTAGGCTACGACAAAATAGGTGTTACATATCTACATCGTATGCACGAGTTACTTCCTGGCTGGGTAATGGCACATGGTGATGAAGGCGCACTTAACCGTGCACCAGGAGCCACTGCTTTAAACTTAGCCAAGTCTTTAGGTAAGTCAGTTGTTTGTGGGCACACGCATCGTGTGGGTTTGCAACATGAAACACGTGGCTTCTACGGCAATACACATACATTGTTTGGTCTTGAAGTGGGGCACATGATGGATGTAAAACAGGCTCACTACCTAACATCAGGCAATGCCAACTGGCAACAGGGGATTGGTATTCTAGTAGAGGCAAAAGGTAAAGTTACTCCACATGCAGTATCAATTATCAATGGAGAAATTAATATCCCATGATTAATTACATTGCGGAATACAACGATATGGTCAACGCATTAGCGGCTGAATACAGTCGTAAGTATTCAATGCTTGAGCGTGATGATATTGCGCAAGAATTGTGGGTTTGGTTTGTTGCACATCCACGTAAGTTTAAAGAATGGTCAGAGTTAGAGCAGAAAGACCGCGACAAGTTGATTGCTAAATCACTACGTAATGCAGCAATTACTTATTGTGAATATGAGAAAGCAAAGAAGGTAGGTTATGATAGGTCTGACTTGTATTACTATGACCCTTCGGTAGTAGAAGCATTCTTGCCTTCTATTATCTCAGAAAGTTATACAATACCAGTTAAGATTCAAGACCTTAATTCTAAATTTGGTAGCGATGATATTACGGATGGCAACAATTGGTTAGCCCTTCGTTCTGATATAGCATCATCTTACTACAAATTATCTGAATCAAAACAAAATGTTTTGCGCCTACGTTTTAGCGTAGAACAACCAGACTGGGCAGAGATAGCAAAAGACATGGGCAGCACACCTGATGGTGCTCGTATGAAAGTGCAACGTGCTATTAACTCTTTAATTAAAAACTTGGGTGGCTGGAAACCACAATCCAATACCGAAGATGATAAGGTATCAGATGACGTTCGACCTGAGGGGTGAACCTATCTTTACCTGCATCTGCGGGTCAGAGATGTGGAACATCAAAGTAGTTTGGGATAAAGAAGATAGAACAATAGGCATGTATTTGCTAGAACAAACCTGTGTATTATGCGGTGCAATAGCAACCGCACCTACAGAAATAGATGGGAATGATTGTGTCTGAATATCCTAATTGGTTTGTTAATGCAGAATATAATTTTAAAACTTATCTAGCACATTTTAAAAACAAACCTAATTTAAAATTTATACAAGTGGGTGCATTTACGGGTGATGCTACTATATGGTTGTTAGATAATATTCTTACTGATGAATCATCTTTACTTGTAGATGTTGATACTTGGAAAGGTTCAGACGAAGAAGAACATAAGAAGATGGACTTTGAAGATGTTCATTTAACTTATTTAGAACGCACTAAAAAATACAATAATCTTCTTTCTATAGTAGAAGATTCTTCTATATATCTATCAACGGTTAAACCAAACTATATAGATTTTATATATATAGATGGCAATCATACTGAATATGCAGTAAGAAATGATGCATTTCATAGTTGGGAAGCATTAAAACCTGGAGGCATACTAGCCTTTGATGATTATCTTTGGCAAGATAATATCGATTGTCCTAAGCCAGCAATTGATTGGTTTTTAGAAACATATAAAGATAAGATAACAATACTAGAACATAACTACCAAGTTTGGATTAGAAAAAATGCCTAATTACGATTTTAAATGTAACACTTGCAATTCAATCCTTGAAGTGCAAGACCCAGCACCAGTGCCATGCACTACATGTGGTAATACTATGGAACGAATATGGACAGTGCCAGGAATAAAATTTAATGCCCCAGGGTTTTACAGCACAGACAAATGATATATTTTGAGAACGAAGCAAACTGCGCTAGTGTAGACCCAGAGATATTCTTTCCTAAGAGTAGAGGTGGGTATGACTTTATGCCTGCGCTTAAGGTTATATGTGGTTCATGTTTTGCTAAAGATGAATGTTTAGATTATGCTGTAAGACACAGCGTTATGGGTTACTGGGGTAATACAACAGAACAACAACGTAGGGCAATAAGAAGAAAACTCGGTATCAAACCAGAGCCGTTACTAGAAAGGGAAAGAGAATATGACTTATCAGACGATAGCAGTAGGCGTAGTATTGGGGTTAGCAATATATAATATTGCTGCTGGAATCCTAGATTTTGCAATAACTAAATATCATATCTATAAATGGAACCATGTTCTTGATAATATGGACTGGTCAGACTACGATGAGCCAGTAAAGAAACCGCGTAGCAAAAAGTAAACACAAAAAAAGAACCCCAGTCGGTAGGTTAAGTTACCGAACTGGGGTCTTTTGGTTTTATATCGCCCTTTAAAAGCGTTTAAAGGCTACTTGGCAGAGCCAATGCCATAATCTTTAGAACGTGGGGCAGCCCACTTAACCGCTGGAGCGGTGATAGCGCCAATAAGAACAGCGTATTCAGGCTTAAGGTCTATAAGTAGGGACACGCCCATAGTTACAGCAGAAGCCACAACTGCTAGTGTATAATCTGTAATCATTTTTTTACGTGCTGGGGTAAACCATGCTTTCATTTCTTGCTCCATTTCGGTCTGCCAAACCCGACAATAAATACACCGAGTTTGCGTTTGTTGTTTGCCTTATACGCACGGATGCGTTCAGCAACTTCTCCACCATTGGCTTGTGAGCCTTTTGGTTTCTTCTCTGGGCTGGTATTGCCTTCGATAGTAGTAACCGTTCCATCGCCGTTATCCTTTAGGATAATGCCAACGTGGTCTACCTTATCGCCGCCAGGGAAATCAAAAAAAACTATATCACCAGGCTGTGGTTTTTCAGTTGCTATGTTAAACCAAGTGCCTAAGCCTTGAAATCTAGCCTTACCAGCAGGTGTATATATGCAGTCAGGAATCTTTACTTTGGCTTTTGTAGCACACCAGTTGACAAAGTAACCACACCAAGGCTGTCCGTTGTTCTTATTGTATTTAACCTTGTTGCCTTCTGTTTCGGCTACGCCGATTTCTGCTTGTGCTATCTCTAAAAACTTATCTACTTGACTCATTTACGGGCCAACAACATATCTATAATTTCGTCAACGCGCTTCTCTAATCGGTTTACTTGGTCCTTTAAACTACCGCCACCATTGGGACGCAGTTCATAAAGAAAGTGTTTTACCAACCATCTAACTGCCCCAGCAAATGCTGTGACGATTGCAATGATTGCTACGATTAGTGATGCCCAGTTGGCGATTGTCATTATACTGTCCTAACAACTATGTCTATTACGCCACCAAATCCGTTGAATCTTTTATCTGGTGGAGTGAGTCGGGAGAATGAAATTTGTTCAATAACAGCCTGACGAGATTCGCCAGTTGCTAAGTCTTGATAGGTAATAACATCTCCGTTGGCTTCAATCTCTTCAAGCGCAAGGATTCTGTCATAGGCTCTACCTTCATAGCCAGTGACTACGTTATATCTATCGGTTTCTGTATCAAAGCAGTAAACAGGAAACTTGATTACTCGTTGACGTGGTGTAGCGATTGTTGCTTTTGCTTGGTAGCCCTTAAATATAGGACCTTTTGTTGTATCAGTTGCATCTCTACTTAAAATAAACTTATAGGCAACATACTCTTGTGCTGTCTCAGGATTGCTAGTGGTTACTTCTACTGGAGCAGTGCCACTGTCATAAGTAATATGCTCATACTCAGCCAGGTCTTCGCCCACAGTTTCAAGAACCATTGAGCCATAAGTAAAGTCACCGCGTCCAAGTAGACGTTTAAAGTTTTTTGGCTCTAGTGTGCCGTAGCGAATCCAACCGCTAGTTATATAACCAGTAGGGGTTAGTGTTGCGCTTGCTTCTATATTAATACTACCTACCTTGTTAACCTTACCAACAGGTGATACAGCCGTAGATGCTACGTCAGATGCAGTTTTTGCATAGGTAAATGTTGTAGAAGTTGGCACTGTGGTAACTGTATATTTACCATTAAATGTAGAGTCAACACCTTCTACCCATACTTCGTTACCAACGATTAGGTTATGTGCTGCAGATGTAGTCAAGGTTGCTACGTTAGATGTAAGTGCTTTGTTGCTTACTGAACCAGCGTTAAGCGCTGTGGTAGCAAAGACCAATCGGTCTGTTATCCCAGCAAATGCACAGGTTGTTGTGCTGTATCCAGTTGTTCCGCTGACATATAGGTCATTAGCATAAGCAAAACGAAGTGTTTCTATCTCATTGCTAAGGTCAATACGGATAACTCCAGGTGCACCATCTACTCCAGTTGCACACCATATGTAATGGTTGCTTGCAGCAAAGTCGTAGCAAGGTTGAGTAGTTTCTACAATAAGTGGACCATAGTTAATAGAACCGTCTTGGTCGGATACAACCGCAGCGCGGATACCCTTATTGGTTCCTATCATCATATAACCTAGATAGTAATAAATCTTATGGACAATCTCTCCAACTGGCATCTCTGCTGCAGTAATTGCAGTAGTAAGAGTTGGCATAACACCAGAGGTATTTAGAGTAAACTTAAATATACTTGACTGAGTGCCACTATAACCTGATACGTAGATAGCAGGACCAGAAGCGGTAATGCTTGAAAATATAATATCAGTATCACTATGTGTGTATACAGGTGATGGAAGAGCAGTCGCTGATGATGATATTTCATATACCTTGTTGTTGACACACATAACAATGCGGTCTTTGACATACTCCATAACTGCATTAGATACAGTAATACCGTTGTCGCTAATCATAAGAGTATCACCAGCACCAGAAACACCAGTCAACAACTTCTTGTATATACGCAATCTTGGGGTTCCAGTATTTAATTCATTAGTAATCCAATAGGCATAGGTGCCGTCATCGCATATAGCATTAACTGGGTAATTGGTGCCAGAGGCATAATCAATAAAGTGAGTAACAGTTCCGTCTACTGCAATCTTATCTACATCATACTCATCCCAAAGTAGTATGCCATCAGTTGTGCCATACTGAATTGAACGAGCAATCTGATTTGTTCTGCCTTCGGTCTGAATTGGACCAGTTGTATAATGAGCAGTGGCGGTAGATTTAAGTAGGGTTACTTCGCCTTTGTTCCAGACATTAAGACCCTTGCTATCTGTAAATCTATGAGCAACTGTTTCACCAGCAGATGGGTCATAGAATTTAATGCCTGAACCACCGTGAAAAGATGATTGACTTCTTAACCACCAACCAGTAAGTGATTGCTCACCTGGCTCTGCTCCGTTATCAAATTGTTCTTTACGAAATGGTGCAGTCTGTCTAATGTAAGGACGTGCATCATTGATTGCAGAGATGAATGGCAGTCCACCTACTGCTACATCATAGGCAACATCGGTATTAGTCCAGGTGTTTAGAGATGATTCAATACCTATGCTATAGGTAATTCCAAATCCAACATCACCTTCGGTAATATCACGTAATACCACTTATGCTCCTTAAATTATTGAGGCTTCTATCTCGTCTACTGAATCATCAATAGTCCGTTGTATATCTGAGGTTTCGTATATCAATTATTCAGCAGGGGTTTCTTCAACTATTGGTGTAATCACACCTGTTGAAATAAGGTATTCCTGTGTTGGTGGAGTAAAAGAAACTCCATTGTATGTAGACCAGCGAACAGGAATTACTACATCATTTAGCCATATAAAAGAATCGTAACCTTGTTCATCTACAATCGTTTGAGCAAGCGCATCATTGCGCTCTGCAAATACAAGTGTATTTTCCACAACACCATCTTTAATAAATGTATAATGTTTTTCCATAATTAACTCCAATAAGTAACGCGACAATAACCTGAACCACCATTGCCACCAGTGAATGCTGCGCCTTGACCAGCACCACCGCCGCCACCGCCAGTATTTGCAGTAGCAGCACTACCATTAGCAGCACCACCACCACCGCCACCGCCACAACTACCAGGACCAGCAGTTTGTGTGTTTAATCCACCGCCACCACCGCCACCTGCAAAACCATTAACTCCAGCGCCACCAATACCAGCAACAGACGCAGTTTGGCTTCCACCTACACCAGCATTGCCTTGTGACCCAGAACCACCTTTTGATTGTATTGATACGTTTGTATTCTGCCAGACACCAACACCTCCAGCACCACCTCCGCCACCGCCACTACCAGCAGTAGTTCCACCACCACCGCCACCACCACAACCGCCATTAGTCCCAACAGAGGCAGAACCATTAACACCATATCCACCACCACCTCCGCCAGAAGCAGTTGCTAATGCACCAAATGTTGTATTGCTACCATTGCTACCTGCTGTTTGTGGTGCGCCACCTGCACCCAAGGCTCCAATAGTTACCGTGTAAGCAGTAGATGGAACAACGGTAATAGTTCTCCAAAATACTCCACCTGCGCCACCACCTCCGCCAGGTCCACCACTTGCGTTATTGGCTCCGCCGCCTCCGCCTCCTCCACCAACCATAAATAATTCTACAGTTGTTACGTTAGCAGGTGTAGTAAATGTTCCAGTTGCATTAAATACTTCAACCTTTTGAGTTAGTGCTGCTGCTGCAGGAAATGTATTAATACCCATTACGCTATCTCCACTCCGCTGATATGAAAGTTAACTGTTGTCGCAGATGCTCCACCTTGAATAGTTTGAGTAGCACTTATTACTTGCTTAAGGTCTAGAGCAAAGATTGAGTCGGCAGCGATAGCAACTGTGTCAGCAAGTTTAGTTCCATTAAGTGATAGGTCAAAGGTTGCTGCAGTTGCTGCTGTGTTTGTAACTATAATGTTAGTTACTACTGCTGTTGTAGCAGAAGGAACTGTATACAGGGTTGTAGTTAGTGTTGTTGTTGCTGTCCCTCTAAAGAGGGCTTTAGTTGTTGTAGCCATTAGTTACTACCTTCCGTTGTTGGAGTTGGTCTTTCAATAATGATTGGTTCTGGATTTACCAGTTTGCCATTTATAAGTTTTGCTCCAATATAAATTCCCATATCATCTACGCATATTGCATTTAATTTTTGGTCTTCAATAAATTTAGCATCTGCAACGATTATGTTGGTTACTTTGTCATTTTCTATAATTGCCCAATTCATCCTATGTAAACCACCTTTAGATATCCTGAACCGCCAGTTGCGCCAGCAACAGTTGTAGCAGTTTTATGCTGAACTGACCCACCTGCTCCACCACCCTTGTTTGCAGTGCCATTTGAACCAGCAGTTACTCCAACAGTATTTGAGCGAATTGCGCCATTACCACCGCCGTCTAAACCATTTGATATATTTTTGTTGGTGAGTGATGATGTTGATGTTGAACCACCACCACCACCCCCGCCATACCCGTCAATTCCAGGCTTGCCATTTGATACCGCTAACCAAGTCTGACCAATGACTCCTACATATCCGACAGTTCCCTGTTTATTCACAGTGCCATTTGTAGCATTTCCAAGAACACCGTTCACATTTGAATTTTCATCTCCAATTTGAACTGCGATTAATGCACCGCCACCGCCGCCAGCAAAAGCATTCGAAGAACTACCCCCCGCGGTCATACCCGAAGCAGTAGCGTTTGAAACGCCAATCGAATCTGCACCTGCGGCAGTTATTCCTTGACCACCACCGCCGCCGAAAGCGGTTATCAATGAGCCAAAAGTCGTATCTCCACCAACTCCACCAGCAGTGCCAGTTGAGGCAACGCCAGCAGTGCCACCTGCTCCAATTGTAACTGTATAACTTGTTCCTGGAGTAACTGGAACTGTTCTTCTAACTACTCCACCGCCACCACCACCAGGCATAGCATAAAGTAAAGTTGGTGCGGCTACATAAGCATTACCGCCCGAGCCGCCACCACCACCAACAGCAAAAACATCTACTGCATATACACCTGAAGGACAGGTCCAAGAACCGCTGGCATTAAATTCCACTACACGAGTTGTTGCTTGAGGTCTTAATCTTGATACAGCCATTAGGAAATCTCGCTTCCAAAAGCACTAAATGAAAGGTTAGCCGTTGAAGCATAAACAGTAATAACATCTGTTGCTGCTAAAGTAATTCCAATAGTAATCATTGTTGAATCATTTGCTGCTACTGTAGAATCATAAGCAATGTAATGTTCGTTAGCCAGCGTTGCTCCCCCAGGGCGGATAGCAATACGATATGTGGCATCAGTAGCAGCGCGATTGCATACAACAATAGTAGATACGACTGCTTGAGTAGCGCTAGGCACTGTATCTAAAGTAGTATTTGTCGTTGCCGAAGGGGCTACTTGCCCTAGGACTTTATATGTTGTTGGCATTATGCTCCCATTGTCATTAGTGCTGTTGGTGTTGAATCTATATTGTTAATCTGTGTTTGAATTGGAGAAGTAACTCCATCTACATACCCAAGTTCAGTTGCTGATACAGCACTTAGGGCTGTTGCAGCATTGGCTAAATCTCTTGCTTTACTCATTAGTATGCTCCCATAATATCCATTATAGTATTGTCATTAACTGATGCTATTGTTGCGTATGCAGATAAATCAACTGCTGCCCAGACTAAACCAGTAGCAGTAGATGAGTCAGCCTTAAGAAAATAACCATCAGTTCCTACTGTAACTTTTCCAACTACATCAGCAGATGTTCCTACAAGTATGTCACCCTTAGCATCAATTACTGTAGGGCTAATAACGTTGGCTACTTCAAATGGCGTAAAAGTAATTACTTCAAGAATATCGCCAGAGGTTAACGCTCCGAGAGATGCAATACTTGTTCCATTGGTTGCTACATAGTCTGTAGTTCTAGCAAGTAGAACACCATTGAGGTATACCTGCTCTTTACCCACAATGTAGGACATCGTAAGTCCATTATCATCAGCACCTGACTTAGATGTTTCTCCGCCAGTTGCTGTATAGCGATAGCGATAGATGTCAGCGGTAGATGAGATAGATGCCCAAGCAGAACCATCCCACGCAAGCATTGCGTTAGATACAGAGTTCCAATATAAAGCACCCTCAATAAGAGCATTGCCATCATTGTCTAGCGTAGGGGCAGTAGATTTGGCTCCTAGGTATCTATCATCAAAGTTGTCATAAGATGTGGCAGCGGCAGCAGCAGAGGCTGCAGCAGCGGTTGCAGAGCCAGCAACGGCATCTACGTAGACTTTAGTAGCAGCATCTGTATTACTTGTAGGAGTTCCTAGACCAGTAATCTTAAAGTTGTTAGCATCTAAAGCACCTAGCAGTTGACCGCTTGTGCGGTTTAAGTAGGTTCCAGAAAGGCTTATAGCACCAGTGCTACCATCAACAGACAAGACTGCATCTGTTGGAGTAAGCAATTCCTGCCAGTTACCCAATGTAGTTGCTGGGGTTGCTGTAAGAATGAAAGACTTGTTAACATCTGTGCGAACTGCAACGTCACCAGTCTGTGCAGTTAATGCAAGCATTGCTGCTTGAGAAGACACAACCTGTGTTGTAGTAATAGCAAGTGCTGGTAGGTGATGGGTAGGAACTAATCCGCTTCCATCAAGTTCAGCCAAACCATTTGCTACACCTTTTTGAGTTGTAATGTAGTTAAGAGTTACTGCATCTTGTGCGTTGGTTGGGTCTGCAAGACCTGTAATCTTCTGTGCGTTAAGTGGAACCGCAGCAGTAGGTGCAGCCATTTGGTCAAGACGAGATGTTCTTACCTGTGTATCAAAATTTGAGATAGTTGATGCAGTCTGTGTGCCAGTGTGGTTAGCACGGGCTAGTGGGTCAGTTGCTAACTTGCTGAGTGCAATCGCAGCAGATGCGTTGATGTCAGCATTGACAATAGTTCCATCTACTAAATCAGCAGAAGTAATAGTTCCACCAAGGTCTAACTTAGTCTTAGCAATTGCAGCGCTAGCATTAACATCTGCGTTAACGATTGTTCCCGCTGGGATAGATACGTTGATTAAAGTATCACCAAGGTTAGTCATTGTTGCAGAACCTGCTACGTCACCATCAATGCTAATTACTGGGTCGTTAACATTAAAGTTATACTTGCCAGTAGCATCATCATAGGTTACTGAAATACCATTCTCGGTATTGCCAGATACCATAGCGCCGACTGTATCTTCTACAGTTTCTTGAAGGTCAGAGATAGCAGCAGCGGTAATGGTTCCACCACCTGCAGCATTAAGGTGACTGTGAGTAGCATTAACAAATGAGGCAATAGTTGGAGTAGTTAAAGTTTTGCCAGAAAGAGTCTGAGTATCAGTTGTTCCTACTACAGAACCTGTTACGCCGTGAACTGAGTGAGTTCCTGTGCCATCGTTGTATGAAGCAGTTGCTTCAATATGTAGGTTGGCTTCACGTAAGTCACGACCAATAATCATATGGCGAACTGCTGCGCCAGCAGAGTGAGCAGTTCCAGAACCACCATCTAGTCCACGAACAATTGTAAGCGTATTGCTTACTACCGCAGTAACATCAACAATTTCTTCAAGGGCTGTATCAGGGTCAAGGACTACCGTGAATGTTTGACCAGCACTAATAGTAACTCCACCAAGAAGTAGAGCAGCAGAAACTACTGTCATCTCTGTGGCACTTGATGACAAGTTAGCACTAAGTGTAGTTTGCTGCGAGCGAGAGGAATATCTTCTTGTTGTCATTTAGTTACCTATCGGCTGTAGTGGACGCGGATTGGATACAGTGCTTGCTGACGCTTTGTTTCTTCATTCAAGCGTTGTGTATATAAAGCGTAAAGTTGCTTGGTGGCAGATTGTGATGAGCCGTAAGGACGCTTGCTATCTGTTTCATCAGCCTGTGGGCTGACCTGCGCAGCACGTGCTGGGTCAAGATAAGTAAGTAAACGATAGGCAGTGCCAAGAATTATGACATCTTTGCAAGATTCTGGTAATCCAGTTTGTGTTGAAAAGTCTTGAGCATTAGTTGTAAAAGGTTCTGGGTCTGTAGCATAAATAACCTTTACAGTTCTACCAGGAGTAATTGCATCACCAATAGTTACTGTCTGAGAATTTGCTCCAAAGGCTGTAACATCTGCTGCCGAATCCCAAGACCAACGGCGGACAGGAATCCATTCCTGAGAAGGACCGACTGATTGCCACATAATAGTTAGGATGTTTTGAATATTTAAATTATCAAAATCATAAGTTGTTCTAGCGGCATTGAAGGTAAAGGTAGTTGACTTAACCGCAAAGATAGATGAACCAGCAGCACGGATTGTATCGTTAATTGCCTTCTTAATTACATAACGTGGAAAAGTAGGAGAGATAGTAACCTTTAAGTCTTTTGCGTGAGTAGCAGCAGTAGTTCCAAGGTATCCTCTACCAAATGGAGAAACAGTTGCAGTATTTGTAACACGGTCAAATGAATCAATCCACATTAACTCTTCTTCAATTTCAACAATACCTTTACCTACGTTGTCAGTAGAACCTAGGTCTAATACTGTAGGTGAGGCGCTAGTTGAAACAGTTGTTGTTACAGTTGTTCTTAAGTAAGTTGCTCTATCTTGGTTAAGTGTATAACCAGCAAGATTGATTTCAACTTCGTTGATTAGTTCTGTTAATGTGGTTGTCACGCGTTTATGCTCCTTAAGGCTGCAGGGGCTGCTAAGCCCGTAGTTGAAGCAAGTTCATTGCAGATACCATCTAGGTCTTTGAACTTATCTCTTGTTCTTGCTGCCTCTGCTTTGATGTTTAAAGCACCAACAGTTGGCATACCAGTAGTTCCAGCCCAGGCATTGGCAGCGCCTTGTTCGTCAAGGTATTGTGCTACATCAGTAATTCCAGCAAGCCTATTGAGTTCTGCTGTAAGACTGCTACCTGCTTTGCCAAGTGCCATTTGTTGTCCTATCTAGGTGTAATGATTTTTTTTTCTGGAGTAATAAGTTTTGACTTAGGCTCTTCCTTTGGCTTACCAAAGAATGCTTTGTAGTAATGTTCATCTAGTGAGAAGCGTTTCATATGTGGAGCAGTTGCTGCTGTGTGACAGTAAAGTGGAACTTCAGCCTTATCGCATAGTGCAAAGAAGAATATATCTTCACCTATGAACTTAGTGCCTCTGCCCATCTCCATAAACATCTGCCCTTCTGGGGCTACACTACGCACTTTTTCAACCACACTGCGGTGCATCAGGATATATCCCATACCTGCTGCGTCAACTTTAATTAATTTGTTTTCTGGAAGTGGGTGAACTCTTGCCAATCCAAATCCACCATCTCCATTATTAGTAAAACTAAATACAGTAGGCATTGGAACCATTAAAGGTTCTTCAGGGTTATCTGTAGTGAAGTAAACACCAGTAACCATTGGTCGTTCTTTAGCGTCTTTACTGTCCCATAGTAACTTGAATGTATCTGGACTGATTACCACATCTGAGTCTACCCATAGTAGCCATTCGTAATCAGTCTTGTCATACCAATATTCAATTACTGTCTGTCGCTGTCTTGCTATTTGGTTGCCTTGGCTTCGCAAAGAAGTGCTAAATGTAATACCAGACTTAAGCAATACATCTGTAACACCTTGCATAAATTTGCCATCAACCATACCATTATCGCACCAAGCGATTGCTACTGATTCTTGCATTGTCCCCTGCTTTCTTATTTTCCTCTATACTTTGCAGTTTTTTTAGCAATTGATTTAGGTTGCTTTACAAACTGCTTACCCTTTGCATTACCTTCAGCCTTGGCTTTATTGGTTGCAGCCTTTTCTGCTGGGCTCAAAGCAGCCCAGGCTGCAGAAGGTAAATATCTTTTCTTGCCCTTAGATGGTTTGCCGTCAGATGTTTTCCACTTTTCAGCAGTCCACTTCTTAAGTGATTGTTGTGGTTTAGCAAGTGCCATTACTTGTAACCTCCGCCTGCCTTCTTGTATTCAACAGCAAGCAATTGAGCCTTGCGAGCAGACCATTCTCCAGGGTCTCCACCTTTAGAACCAGCCTTAATCTTTTTAAATAAAGATGCTCGCATACCAGGTTTAGTATAATTGCCAGCAGCATTTACTTTAGACTTTGTTTTTTTCTTGGCTACCAC